AATGTCGTAGACAGGGATTTGTCGTTCAAGCAGCTGGGCTACGACCTCACCATCAAGCTTGCCCTTAGCTGCGGCCTTACCGAAGATAAGGCCCATATCCTCCATGGACGTGCCTGCTACCGAAGCGGTATCGGCTACGCCCTTAAGGACAGTCTCAAGTTCTTGGCCTGGCTTAATGCCAGATGCAACCATCGTTGCCGCGGTGCCAGCAGCTTCACCAATACCAAACGCGGTGCCCTTTACCGACGCTAGGGCGTTATCCATGATGCCGGCGACATCAGTGGCCGAGTTACCCAACGCTTCCAGCTTCTTTTCCGCGTTCGAGGTTGCGTTCAGGCGGCTAAAGCCTTTGGCGATAGACCCAGAAAGGGCTGCGCCGGCAGCAACACCTACCGACGCGGCCCCAACCTTAAGGGCCTTGCCCATAGCGTTCGACAGGCCAGTGCCGATGCTCGTGCCCTTCTTCTGGACAGCGGGTTCAACATCACCGAATGCAGATTTAATCTTCGGGGCAATTTTTGACGTATCTGGGATGATAGTTACCCATGCGTTCGCGAGTTCAACGCCAGCCATAATTAAATCTCCATTCAGTAAGTGTTGTCTATGTCCACCCCAGCCACTCGTTTAATTCGTTCAGCGGGGTGGGCTCACCGCGGAATACGCCGGATTCATCGTCTGAAAATGGGTTGCCTTGCGGCCCCTCTGCCACCTCTGGGCTATGCGGAGGTGCGGTGGTCGTGTCCTCGGGGCGTGGGAATGGTTTCGGCTTGGCGCCCTTGCCGCCGCCGTTTTGCCAAATGATGCCCTGTACAGCATCAAAAATTAGGGCCTGCAAGTGTTCCTGCAAGCCCCACTGGCTATCCCCGCCTGTCACCTGGATAGACAGTGACGAATCAGGAAGCGGATGATGCACCAGCGCAATAAGGTCACGCCACGACATACGGTCAGTGCCGTCACCAATCCACCGCAGTCGCAGCCCCATGCGAATAAGGTCAGCTTCTAGGGCTGCGAGCGTGTCCTCGTCCTCAAGGAGTTGGACTACTTCGAAGATTCCCCCAAATCCACATCCTCGGAGGATTCAGACCATCCACTCATAAACGCGTTGAAGTCACGCATCGACAGGTTCTCAACCTTTTCGAGTTCGTCCTTGTTCAGGGCTGCTTCGAGGAGTGCGTCGCCCTGGGCTTCGCCGTCCCCGTCGAAGTCCTTGCGAATCTTGCGCATCTTCTTATAAGACAACTTGTCCAGCATGTAGTGGACGTCGATGGTGGTTCCGTCTGCTGCTTCAAAATGGAATTTCTCGAGTGCCATAGTGGTTTCCCTTTCTCGAATTGTGTTCGTGTAACAACTGCATAGTGGTTCGTTGGGTGGCCCTGGGGTGAACCACTATGAAAAAGTCCCCAGGGCCGTCGTACTACTAGCTCTCTTCGGTGTCGCCCTCGCGAGGAGAATCCTCTTCACCGCGCCCGTCGCTGGTTTCCTCAGCGCCGCCGGCGACCGCGACACCATCATCATCAGCGCGCTTAATCAACGAAATGAGCTTCTTGTTATCCACACCGAAGCACTCCAACGTGGCTTGGTACTTCACCACGTCAGAACGCACGTAAGACACATCGCCAACCTCAGTGACCTGCGCATCCGGGGCAAACACCAAAATGCGGGCACCATTGCCGCCCTTGATGTAGAACGCAATGGAACGGTGCGGAAGCTCGTCCGCATTATCAACCACGCTGACAGTGTCGCCGGAAACAGTGACGTTGTTCTCACCTGCAATCATCTTGAGCACTTCACCATTAGCGCCCTCCATGAAAGTCAGCTGCAAAGTCACCGAGTGGTCAGACTGGGTGATAAGAATCGTGTCACCGTTCCAGTCCTTAATCTTCTCGGTCGAACGGTCAACGGTCTTAGTCACGCCGTCTTCGGACACGTAGCCAGCAGCAACATGCTCTAGGGAAGAATCCAGCTCCTTAGACGCATCAGTTGGGAAGTTATCCGACGTCTTCAATGCCGGGCCAATGGTGATACCACCAGCGGCCTGCACATCTGGAGCGCCAACGAGAACATTGCGACGATTACGCAAATCAGCCATGTGAGTCTCCTAACTCAAAAGAAAAGACCCTGCACCTGGCTTAGGTGAGGGTCGTGGTCATTGTGCCCGTAAGCTGCCAACGATGATGATTATCCGTATCGGGGTCTGGAAATTCCATCGGCCCCGATACTTCCTGCCACCACAGAATCTTTGGGTTACGGGCATAAATTTCATCAGCAAGGACGAACCGCAAAGCACCAAGCAGGTTGATGACTTCTTCCTGATTCGCCCCGTACACCTGCACCGCAATGGTCGTATCCTGCGAGTTTGGGGTGGTCATCTCATTAGAGGTGACATCCAACCTCACGAATAGTCCAGGCGGGCGCATCGGCACTTTCGTATAAATCGGAGCATCAAGACTCTCCCGCAGTGCCGACTGAAGAATCTCAACAGGAGTAACAAACAATGCTATTTACCCCTTAAGTGCTTTCAACAACGTATTATTCCGGGCATTGACAACCATGGCGCGAGGCGTATCCGTAAAGACGATGGCGCGGTAACGACTGCCGCGCTTGCCGCCGCGAACTTCTGCTTTCCACCCGAAGCCACGGCCCGCACGAGTGGCGATACCGGATGCTAAATCGTCAATCTCACCGCGTAATGCTGGGTCTTGACGAATCTTGTTGAATGCGCCCGATGACCATTTAAAACGAACAGTCATCGCGCATCACATCTTCTGAAACGTCAACCACTGGCCCGCAGCAAAACCAGCGAGGAAATCACGAGCATCCATTGAATACACAATCAGCGCCCCGTCCATGACCTCAACAGCGTTCGTGTCAAAATCCAACGGCTTAATCGCCCCATGCTCATCGCGGATATTAACCTGGATCATCCCTCTACCTTCTTTGCATTGACCACCACTAGGCCCGGCGCCCAGCCGTGCCAGCCGTGGTTATAGTCCTCAACGTTTCCCTGTACCTGCCACTGTGACCCATCCGGTAGACGAATCACAGAATCAGGTTTCGGTGCATCCTCAGGTCGGAAATGCACATGCAGATAATCAATGGTGCGCAGAATTGAATCGCCGGATTTTTCATCCGTGCGGTCTACCCACCATGACGCCACAGCCACCGAACGCCACACACCCTTACCAGGACGCTCATTGCCGAAGCGGTCTGTTTCAGGCTCACCCCGAACGAGTATGTCTACCTTTTGTGCTAAAGGAAACATGTTCGTGGTCCTCCCCCTTTTTCTAGTACGGGAACACCGTAAAAACGCGAGCTCGGTAGCCGCGTAGGCGCTGCTTGTCATTGGCCGATAGCCACACACCGGAGGTGGTGGAACCGGTTTCGAAGCCCATAGAACGTGAAAAAGGCCCAGCCGTAAAGGACGCGTTCGAGGCCCCCTCTGGAACCTGCATCCCATCGAGTTGTTCCTTATACGCCCTAGCCACCATGCGGGCGGCTACGCGGCGAATCTTTTCCGGTATGTGGTCGTCAAATGCCGTTCGGCAGTACGCACTGATTAGGTCGCCGGATTCTTCGATTAGCGCGGCAACGAAATCAGTGTCACTTTCCGGAATTGGCTGGTTGGGAAGCAGCCTTTGCACGTCGCTTAGTTCCGCTAGTTGCGGCATTCTTGCCACCCTTTCCTGCGTCTACCAGCGCGTCATCAATCGTGGCCCCATCAGGGACAGTATCGCCTGCTTGGAGGAATACTGGCCCTGCTGGGGTGTGAACTAGCACTGTTCCAGTGAGTGTGTTTTTAACCTGCAAAGTTAAGCACCTGCGCAACCATCGAAGCGTTCGGGTTCGTCATCACCGGCAGAGAAATACCATTGACGCGCACCCAGTATGCATACGGGTCGAACTCGATATTTACGCCGGCCACAAGACCTGGGGCGGCGCCGGTAGCAATGCCATACTCTGGGGCGTTTGCCTCAGCGGTGGTGCCGTACACGGTCTGGCCGAGCTCGTTGGTGCCTGCGGCTGGCAGCAAGAATACCTTGTCCGGGGACAGCACATTTTGCATCTTGCCGCCAATGTTTACCCGGCGAGTGAATCGGGTGAACGTCGGCAGGTCATAGGAACCAAGCAGAGCATTGAGCTCATCGATGGATACGACGTTTCGGGTGGCGTTGCCGCCAATAGCATCGCCTACCTGCTTGCTGCGCTGGAATGCGGAAATAACCTTGTTGGAAGCAAGGATAGAGCCCGGCAGAACACCGTTTTCGTCCTGGTACTTTTCAGCCCAAGCAATGAGGTCATCCAGTGGGGTGCCCTCGTCGGTGTCCCACTGGTTGGCGGCCTTGGTGGTCATGTCCTTCTTGCGGCCAAGGTCTTCATCAGCGTAGAAGCCGTTCTCGTTGATGGTGACACGACCGGTTTCAAGGACAGTACCGCGAATTGCTTCGATGCGGTTGAGTACCGCGGCGGTGGTGTCAGAGGCGACCTGTCCAATCTTCAGTTCGGCCTGCTCATTGCCTGCACGGGAACGAATCTGGTCGAGCTCGCCAACACGGTTCTTCTGCGATACCGGCGGCAGCTGGATAGCTACCTGTCGGCCACCGCGAACACCGCCGATAGACGATTCAGCGTCGTAGGAGCGGTACTCTGCGGCAGGAACCAAGCCACCATCGGCGATGGTGTACTTAGCCACGTCAGAGTCGGTCAGAGTGTCCGGGAAGTACTGCGACAACGATAGGTTGTTCGCGTTGATGTCCTGCTGGGTACGGCGGGCGAACACCGTAAGTTCAGAGGCAGAAATCAAATCATTGTAAAGCGCCATGGGTTAAACCTCCGAGTCTTCAGTTACACCTTCTTCTGCTGCCGGCTTAGTGGGGAAAGACAGCAGAGGCGGAACGTTGGTTAGCGTGGTGATGTCGAATGCCTTTTCTGGCAGGTGCTTAGGCCGGATACGGCCATGCCACAGCATCGGCGCGACCTGGAACTCACCGCGGGCGGGCTGGTCAGTGAAAAGGAACCCAGCAAGGGTGTCACCGGCGTCGGTAACGGGCTCGTAGGTGCCCTTTTCGTTCTTCTTAAGCGGCACACCAGATGGGATGGTGTCGCCGAATGCGCTGAATGCTTCCACCTTCAAGGTGACAGTCTGCGCTTCGCTAGTAGCGTGGGCAGAACCCAACCACTTCTGGTTAAAGTTGCCCAGCTTTTCGTCTGCGAGGATAAGGGACATGTTCTAGTTCTCCTTCTCTTTGTTGAACATGCGTTGGTACAAATCAATGCCGCTGGACTTTTCTTGCCCCACTTCCACCTGGCGTTGAATGCCGGCAGTCGTCTTCGGGGCGCGCTTATCGACAATTTCTTGTAGCTTGTCAGCAAAATCGTCGGCTTCACGGTCCAGGGCATCGTACGCGTTGCGGAACGCGATTGAGTCCGCCAGCTGTGAAATTGGCACCGGGTTTCCCGACTCAATTTCTAAGGCGATGAGGTCACGGAACATGCCGTTTTCGGCCTGTGCTTCGCTAAGACGCGATTCAGTGTGTTCGACGCGACTATTGAGCTCGTCGAAGTCCTGTTCTTTAGGTGAATTGTTATCCACCTGCTTTTTCCACGACTTAGCGCGCTTTTCCCACTCCCGGGAATGTTGCTTCCACTCGTTGGTCTCTTTAAGGACGTCTTCGGGGGATTTTCCGGGGAATGCTTCTTCCCACGGGTTCGCGGGGATATTGTCTTCGTTGGGGGTAGAAGGCGTTGTGGCCTCGTTGGTGGTTGCTTCCTCTTGGGTTGCTTCCTGGTTTACGCCATCAGTCATAGCGGTCTCCTTTGTTTTCCTTTTCGGACATGACTTATGAGCGCGACCACCCCACCGTGGGGCGTTCCCGCGCTACTAACTCGGCCTTTCCGGCTATTTACCGTGTCCCTGCTCGCGCATCATTTTCGTAACTTCAGACAATGAATGCGGCTTATCAGGGTTGATCTTGTCTAGGGCACTAATCGCCTTCCTGTACTCGTCATCGAACTTGTCGATATAAGACGGCGTGTTCGCATCGATATGCTTCGGTATCGGCGCCGCCACACAGCGGCAATGGTCGTGATACTTACTGCCAGCGGCTTGGACTCCACGCACCCGGCCCTGCTTGAGCCGGTAGCCGCGGTCATGCCCGTCAGAATAGTGCTTGCGCACTGTAGCCGCGCCGACATACAGTGCCGCCGATTCGGAACCGTAGACAGCTCCACGTGAAGCAAGCATTCGACAAAAAGCACACGCATCGGGCTGGGCCATGCGCGCATACCCTGTCTTAGTGTTCAACGCGTTCAGGTCCACAGTGTCGCGGTGCGCCCCAAAAATATGCTTCTGGGTCAAAAGCGCCATGCGGGATAAGACATCACGCCGGCCATTCGCATTTAACGCTGTACCCCATGCCACTTCGGTGCGTAACTGGTCGTAGGTTGGCATGTCAGCCGGGCGGGCGAAGTAAATATCATCCGCCATAATCTCGTCCCACCAGGTGGCAGTGAGGTCGCCGGCCACACCACCATAGGTGTTTACCAGAGCTTCGAAAGCGTCTGTCAGATATGCCTTACCAGACCAGGGGTCCATTTCTTGGGCGCGGTTGACGATGCTGATTAAGTCCCGCATTGCCATGGCGTTGACTTGCGTGAGCTGGTTGCGCATCAAGTCCCATTCCAGCTTATTGCCAGAAAGAACTGACACGCCCGCTAATACCGGGGCGGTCATTATGCTTCACCCCGCTTATTGGCTAACTCGTTGGCGAGCTCGTCATCATTGCTGTGTGATGCCGTTTGCTGCTGCATCTTTGACTCCACTAACTTGTTGAGCTTTTCGGCTCGCGCATTCTGACGAATCTTAGGACGTTGGTCATCAGGAATGCGTAGCCGGTCAAGCGCCCAATCAGAGGTTGGGTCAATGAACTGCGATAGCTTCATGATCGCATCAGCATCAGACGATAATGTTGGCGAAGCAGGGTCTTCCCAACGTTCCTTCACGTTGGTGGTGAACTCCTGCCAGGGGATACGATTCCCATTCAGCCATGCTGCCATCCACCCCACCCGACGTAAATCCGGGTTAATGAGGTCTTGCTGATTACGGCAACCCAAAATGAGCCGGTCGAGCCACGCTCTAATAGCATCCGCACTGGGCGGGTTTTCTGTGGAGAAACCAAGATACGCCACCGGGATACCAGTAGCCGACGACATGAGCTGCGAATACGTTCGTATCTGCTCAATAAACGGCGTTGGCGGCGACGATGAAAATTGATGCAGTTCCATCTCTGGTTCTCCCGGTTCCTCCGGCGGCGGCAACGTCAGCATAGAACCAGTCGTGGCCTTAAACCCGGCCATGACTTTCTCCGAATGAGATGGATTATCCGAATCCACGAACATGTCCATCGTTCCGTTCTTCAACCACCGCTGCGGGTACGTATAGAACTCACGGTTCAGCTCCATCCCCTCAAGGGTGCGGCACGCGGCAACGGTGTAATAACGCACCGGGCGGGAAATCATCGAACGGCCATACCATCGGCGTGAGCGCACACTGTTGCGAATACGCACAATCGACGGCATCCCCAAAGTATGCGGCACGAAATCATCTATCTGCCGCGAAGCGCCCGACACATAGGCCACACCTTCCGGCAGGTACATGACCGTCTGTTGCGAACCATCCATGAAGGTTCTCACCCTCATGCCGGCCACCGGGCGATTGTTGAGATTATCCCAAATAATCGTGCCCTCAGTCGGCGGCACCGATTGGGCCACCCACGTGCCAGAATCGTCTGGCTCCAAGGCAATGAACCCGATGCCAAAAATAAGGGAATCAAGAACAGATTCTTTCGCCGCCAATGACACTCCAGCAAGCTGCGTAGTCTCACTAACGCCGCGGTTACGCTGGTCAGCCCACCCAAGGAATCGCATGCGCTCCGCGTAAGAATCAACCACCGTAGCCGGCCAATCCGATGCCACATTAAGCTTCGAGGACAATTCCGGCGGAACGGCAATGTCCAGGGTGCCGGTGATGTACTCACCAGTGTAAAACTGCTCCGCAGTCTTGTTCGCCGATAACCGCGACAAGCGCACGTTATCCAGCGTGGAAAGATACTCATGGTGCGACTTGGAAAGCACAGCCATTTACAGCACCCCAATCTTTCTTTTATCAGTACGGTCTTTATTCTTCGTATAACCCAACGACACGGCCTCTGTCATCGCTCTAAATGCCAACATTGCTGCATAAGTGCCATCGATTTTGTCCGGCGAGTCCGGGTAAGCCTTATACAGCAAATAGCCCGAGCGCGTAGCACGCCGGCGGGCGTTCAGCAG